AACCTAGACAAGTTACGATATTTGGTGGGAGCAATGAATCAGGTAGAACATTTACAGTTACAGGGACTAGTTCTTTAGACAATGCTATAGTAGAAGCAGTTACAGGTCCAAATAATTCAACTGTTTCATCTTCTCGTTTTTGTAAAACTGTAACAAGTGTTTCTGTTAGTATTCCTGTTCAAGTTATAGTAAAAACAGCAGATAACGAATCAGGTAGAACATTTACAGTTACAGGGACTAATGACGTAGACGAAACAATAGAAGAAGAAATAACAGGTCCTAATGCAAGCACAGCAACAAGTGCTAAATCTTTTAAAACTGTAACTCAAATAGCTGTTGATGCTGCAACAGCAGGTGCAGTAGAAGTAGGTACATCAGCAGATGATAATGGCATATGTGCTTCACAAACTCCTTCAGGAGCAGGTAATTTAACTATTAATGGAGCATTAGCTTCTGGTGGAGCAGTAAGCACTGCAGTAGCCACAGTAGGAGCAATAGAAATAGGTTCAGGCACAGGAGAATTTAGACCTGCTAACCCTACAATGACAGGTGTAAGCAAGGTTAGATTTACTGATTTAAACTTTGGAACACCTAAGGTAATATTAACAGATGGTATAAATCCTGCAGCTATTTTTGACGGTACAACTTACCAACAAATAACAGACTCAAACGCACCAACAGACCCCAAGATAGCGGCAGAGTTTCAGAATCATTTGTTTTTAGCAGGAGACCCTGCACAGCCAAGTAACTTGTTTTTTTCTGCACCAACAGCCGAGACAGACTTTAGTCCTGCAAATGGTGGTGGAGTTATAAACGTAGGGTTTGCAATAGTTGCTATTAAAAAGTTTCGTAACGTATTATTTATATTTGGTAAGAATAATATTAAGAGACTTGTAGGAGACAACTCAGCCAACTTTGTGCTAGAGTCGGTGACATCAAATTTAGGTTGCCTTTCTACTGATAGTGTGATAGAACTAGGGGGAGATTTGTTATTCCTCGCACCTGACGGTATAAGACCTATCGGTGGTACAAACAAGATTGGTGACGTTAATCTTGAAACTTTATCTAAAAACATACAGTCTACTGTAAGAAATGTAATAGCATCAGAAGACTTAGATGCACTATCGTCAGTAATAATAAGAAGTAAATCACAGTTTAGATACATGTTTTCTACTTCTTCCTCACAAGGAATACTAGGGGCATTAAGAGAGTATCAAGGTAATATAGGATTTGAGTTTGCACAGACGTTTGGATTAGAGTGTACATGTGCAGACAGTGGGTACATAGAGCAAGAGGAGTTTGTATTACACGGTGCATCAAGTGGTAAAGTTTTTCAACAGGAGTCAGGTAACTCTTTTGATTCAAGTAACATACTGAGTATATTTAAAACTCCGTTTGTTTACATGGGCAACCCTGAACAAAGAAAAACATTCTACAGCACATCAACATACATGAGTGCAGAGGGGAACTTTTCAGTAGCTTTGTCTGTAACTTACGACTACGATAACACAGACATATCTACACCAGACAACTTAACTCTATCAACAACAAGTCCCGGAGCATTCTTTGATAGAGGTACAAACGTAGCTGTATTTGACACAACAGATATATTTGATGGTAATCCATCACCAGTTGAATCAGTTACATTTTCAGGCTCAGGTAAAGCAATAGCCTTGACATTTGTGACAGATGATACAAACGAGTCACACAGTATTCAAGGGTTTACAATAACACACGGACTAGGAGATGTAAGGTAATGGCAGGTTACGCAAGAACAAATACAGCCGATATTCAGTCAGGTCAGGTTGTTAAGTCTGCACCACTTAACGCTGAATTAAATGCTGTTGTTACAGCCTTTGCTTTTAGTGGTGGTCACAATCACGATGGTTCATCAACAGAAGGTGCGTATGTAGGACTAATTGCTGATGTAGACGCACTAAACAAAGTTGTAATAGACACTAGTAATAATCGTATAGGATTCTTCAGTGAGGTTAGTTCCTCAGCAGTAGAGCAAGTAAGAATCCAAGACGGTGCAATACTTCCAGTAACAGACAATGATATAGACTTAGGTGCATCAGGAACAGAGTTTAAAGACCTGTATCTTGACGGTACAGCCCATATAGATACCCTAGATGTTGATGTTAATGCCACTGTAGCAGGAACTTTAGGTGTTACAGGAGCAACTACTCTAGCAGATATTCTTAGTATATCTGATGGTTCAGCTTCTGCTCCTTCTATTACTAATACAGGAGACACCAACTGTGGTTTGTTTTTTAGTGCAGCAGATACACTAGCTTTTACTGCAGGTGGTACAGCACAGTTTACTATGGCAGATGGAGCTATTGCTCCTGTTACAGATAATGATGTAGACTTAGGTACATCCTCTCTAGAATTTAAAGATGGTTACTTTGATGGCACAGTCCATACAGATGCAATCAACCTAAACGGTGTAGCCATAACATCTAGTGCAGATGAACTTAACATACTAGATGGAGTAACAGCTACTGCAGATGAACTAAATATTTTAGATGGTGTAACAGCTAGTGCTTCTGAGCTAAACTTACTTGATGATGTATCAGGATTAGTAAAGGGAGACTTTACAAAATTAGCTGCTGTTGACGCTACAGCTGCAGAACTAAATATAGTGGACGGAGATACTTCAGCTACATCTACTACTGTCGCAGACGCAGATAGGGTTGTACTAAATGACAATGGTACTATGGTTCAGGTTGCTGTTACTGACCTTGCTGCCTACTTTGATGACGAAATAACTGCAATGCCTAACCTCGTGACTACTGCAGCTACCACAGTTGGTGCATTAGACAGTGGTTCTATATCATCAGGCTTTGGTAACATAGATGTAGGCTCTAGTAATCTTACAGCTACAGGCACAGTATCTCTTGGTGCTACATCATTTAATGACAATGCTATAACCAATGTAGGTGATATTGCTCTAGACTCTATTAGTGCAGATGGAACAGATATAAATGTAGCAGTATCTGACAACTCAGCAACAGCCTTTACAATTAAACAAGGCTCTGACGCATACTTAATAATAGACACAGCTAATAGTAGTGAGTCCGTATCTATTGGTACAGGTATCTCAGGTACAGCCATAACAATAGGACATGGTACATCAGAGGTTACAATAGGAGATAACCTTACTGTTACAGGTAACTTGACTGTAAGTGGAACGCAGACAGTTGTAGATACTGTAACCATGAATGCACAGAATGCTATAGTCTTTGAGGGTGCTACAGCCGATGACCACGAAACTACCCTAACTATTACAGACCCTACAGCCGATAGAACTATTAAGCTACCAAATCAGTCAGGTACACTACCAGTATTAGCCGCAGACAGTGACACAGCAATTGCATCTACTCCTGCTGAGTTAAATATATTAGATGGGGATACTTCTGCTACTTCTACAACACTAGCAGATGCAGACAGAGTTGTTGTAAACGATAACGGAACAATGGTGCAGGTAGCACTAACTGACTTTGAGACTTACTTTGAGTCAGCACTAGATACACTGTCAAACGTAACCACAGTAGGTGCGTTAAACTCAGGTAGTATTACCTCTGGTTTTGGCACAATAGACACAGGTTCTTCTACTATAACAACTACAGGTCTAATTACAGGTGGTTCACTTGATATAGATGATGTATTAATTAACGGTTCTAATATAGGACATACAGACGATACTGATTTAATTACAGTAGCTAACGGTCTCGTTACAGTAGCAGGAGAAATATCAGTAACTACACTAGACATAGGTGGCACAAATGTTACATCTAGTGCTACTAATCTAAACGTATTAAATGGTATAGCATCTCTAGACACAGACATAAGCTCAGTATCAGGAAGTGATGACACAATTGCTTCTGCTAAAGCAATTAAGACATACGTAGATGCTGTAGCAGGTGCAGCTAACAATGTAACAGGTTTAACAGCTTCAGGCACAGAGCTTAACGTATTAGACGGTGCAAGTGCAGGTACAATCGTAAACAGCAAAGGAGTTATTTACGGCTCAGGTGGTCAGGTTAATGCTACAAGTTTACAGATTGCAGGAACTGACCTAACAGCAAATGCTCAAGAATTTAATTTACTAGACGGTGGTAGTACAGTTGGCACTACGGCTGTTGCAGGTGGTGATGGAATACTTACAAATGATGGTGGAACAATGCGTCAGACAAGCGTTGACACATTCGACACCTACCTTGCAGGTACAACTAAAACTCTAACAAACAAAACTCTTACTGCTCCTAAGTTTGCAGACGGTGGGTTTATTGCTGATGCTAACGGCAATGAACTTATTATGCTACAGACAACATCTTCTGCAGTCAATCAATTAGAAGTTACTAACTCTGCCACAGGTGGTTCAGTCGTAGTAGGAGCATCTGGAGATGACTCAAACATAGATATTGATATTTCACCCAAGGGTACAGGTGAAGTAAACATAGCTGCAGGAAACCTAAACTATGGTGGAACAGCAATAACTGCAACAGGTGAAGAATTAAACTTGACAGATGGTTCATCTTCTGGTACAATAGTAAACAGTAAAGCCGTAATC